GGTTCCGCAGTCCCCATACCCGGTAGCCATACCCGGTATAAGTGACACCCCTAAACGATGGCCATACCCGGAACTGAGTCGATAGACTGCAACGTGTTGGAGGCTGCACGGGATCGTCTCGCCTCGCTAGCTGCTCGCGGGCAGCGGCTTGTCGTGGCGTTCAGTGGCGGCAAGGATTCGCTTGCTGTGCTTGCTCTATGTCGTGAGATGTTTGGCACCGTGGACGCGGTGTTCAAGGATCAAGAGGTTATTCCTGACTCAGTTGTAAAATTCGTCGATGGCATCCGGCGCGAACCGTGGTGCCGACTCAAATGGTTCTGCGTCGAAGAAGAAGCAACTCGCTGGATATTGGGTCAGTCGCTGACCTTTCGCCAATGGGATGCAAAACGCGAACACATCCGACTGATGCCAGATCACGCTATCCGGTGCGCGGCTGCTGGTCATCGTGGCTCGGCTTGGTATCGTTATGTTCTGGCGCAATATCCAGGTGAGCGCATCATACTACTGACAGGATTGAGGGCCGACGAAAGCAACACGCGCAGAAGCTCGGTGCTGAATTGTTGGCGAACGCCTGAGCTGGCCGCGACTGACGCGAGCGTACGCGTTAAGATTGGCCGGCCAATCTACGACTGGAGCGAAGCGGACGTTTTCAAGTTTTTGCAGGACAGCAACACGGAATACTGCCGCACCTACGACGCGCAGGCGATGGCAGGACGACGGCTCCGAGTGCATCACGCGTTGAGTGCAGAGGCCATGAAAGACAGCCGAACCCTAGCAGAGATCGAACCGGAGTTTTATGAGCGTATGACTGCGATTTTTCCAGAGGTAGTCGAGCATGTGCGCTACTACCACCAGATAGTAGCGGACTTGAGCTTTGAGCAACTGCCACAAAACCTCGACGGTCTGCTTACCTACTGCCGCGCAAAGCTAGCTGGTCATCCACGACTATGGAAGGCGGAGACGATCACAAACACATTATGGAATTTACACCAACGCAGTCCGAAACAATATCCGATAAGACATATCTTTTTGCAGATAAGAGCGGGCGGCATATTCCGCAAGATGCAAGCCGTCTCGCGCAAACGTCAGACCCGATCAACCGCGTCGAATGGATGCACTGGTCAAGCCTTACAGCCAACGACTACAACCCCAACGTAATTCAGCGAGCAGAAATTACCTTGCTTGAAAACTCCATCCTAACAACTGGATGGGTGCAGCCTGTTCTTCACAATGCAGGCATCATCCTGGACGGATTCCATCGCTGGTGGCTGAGTCATAATTCGCAAGCGTTGATGGCTAAACATAAAGGCATGCTTCCCGCTGTAGATGTTCGCCTAGGCATCATCGAGGCAATGCTGCTGACGATCCGTATTAACCGAGCCAAAGGCACTCATGCAGCGCTGCGCTTGTCGGATGTGGTGCGCAGATTGATCGATGCTGGAGCTAGTCCCGATCAAATTAGGCAAGGTGCAGGCATGACATCTTCGGAGGTTGACCTACTGACAGGAGGGACAGTCTTTACAGCAAAAGGAATTGATTCCCACATTTACTCCAAAGCATGGAAACCCAAACAAAGATAAGCCAATGACAACCACTACCAATCCCATAGTTCAAGACTTCGACCTGCGCCGACTTAATATCCACGAACTGGCGAAGCTGACTGGCAAGGAACGAAAGACAATTCAAAAAAAACTGCAGGGCGTCCCGTATGAAGCTGGGAAGCAGTCGCAGAAACGCTACGAGTCGAAGGTGGCTCTTGAGATCATTTATGTCGGCGCAACAGAAGATGCAATCGGCGCAACAATTACGAGCGCAGAGGCATCGCGGCAGCTAACCATTGCGCGCAAACAGCAAATTGACCTCGAAATGGAAGTGACGCGCGGCGACCGCTGGCCGAAAGAAGACGTTGAATCAATCCACGAAGCTAGCCTCAGCAACATCGCTGGACTACTTAAGTCTCACGAAGGTAAGCCGCTATCTGCTGAATTGATCCGCGACATATTCACCGAACTGCGCGAGGTGCCGGCCAAGCTTACAAAGCTGTGAGCGATACGCTATCGGTAGAGAAAATCGAGGCGTCGTGGCTTTCGAGCTACGCGCGATGCTTTGCGCCGTGGTCGCGGATGACGCCGGAAGAGTGGGCAGAGGAAGTCTATCGCCTGCCAAATGGCGGACGGTTCAAGTGGGACTTCGCGCCATACACACGCGCGATGTATCAGAGCATGTTTGACCGTCGCGTGATCGAGACAAGCTACGCGATTTTTTCGCGTGGTCTAAAGTCTACAGTCATCCTGCTTGCCATAGGCTACACAATGGATCAGCGACCGCGCCGGATTCTCTACATGATGCCGACAACGGGACAGGTGGAGAAGTTCTCAAAAGATAACCTATGCGGCGAACTGCTCGACACCACGCCTTGTCTCAACGCCTACGGCTCGAAAGGCAATCGTCGCATTACTTCAAACACCATTCTGCACAAGGCGTTTCCCGGCGGACTCATAACGATGTTCGGCGCGAACGCACCTGGAGAACTAAGGAGAGCAAAGGGCAGCTTCCTTGTGATTGACGAAAAGGACGCGATCCAGCAGGAGCAAGGCGACGAAGGCGATCAGGTTCAAATCTTCTGGAAACGCGGCAGCGAATATCCCGACACGATTCGAGTGTCTGCATCATACCCATCGCTGCGCGGTCATTCTCGAATCATCAATGACCTAGAGAACAGCGACTGGAACGAGTGGCATGTGACATGTGTCCGATGCGGCGGCGAGCCATTTGTCATGCATAGAAAGATGCTGCGATATGACAAGGGCAAACCAGAAGGCGCTCGACTTGAATGTCCACGCTGCTTAGAGTTACTTACAGACTCCGACCGCTACGCGATGGCGCACAAGCAGGGATTCGACAACTGGAAACCGCGCAATGAGTTTCGAGGCCGACGCGGATTTCATGCTAACTCAATGCTATGGCCGCACCCAGTGGATTACATGAAATATCCGGCTGGCTATCTCGGTCAGCTTGCCGAGGAAGAGATGGCAGTAGCTGCCAGCGCCGATCCTAAGCGCGCCATGCGACCGCTGGTAAACACTGTGGACGCAGAGCCATTCGACCCGACCGAAGAAAGCGAGAAGCCACCGGACTGGCAGCGCCTCTATAAAATACGCGAAAACTATACGCTCGCACCGAAAGCTGTTAGCCTTGTCACCTGCTTTGTAGACATCCAGAACAACCGCTTGGAGCTAGAGTGGAAAGGCTGGGCGCGAGACGAGCAAAGTTGGGGACTCGACTACCTTGTTCTCGATGGAAACCCGCTCGACATACAGCCGGGAAGCGTATGGCACCGACTGATGACAGAGCTACAACGCAAATTCAAGCGAGAGGACGGAGCGGAGCTTGAGCTGTCGATGTGCTTTGTAGATGCCGGTAAGTGGGGAGACTGGGCTTTCCAAGCCTACCGACTAAGCCAGACGTTTCCTAAGCTTATGGGCAAGTTTATGCTGTCCAAAGGTGTTGGGCAGCAAGGCGCTCCGATCAACCCGCGCAAGATGGCATCCATCCATCGCAACATCAAAGGCATCCCGATTGGCGCATGGGCAGGCAAGGATCTGATCTACACTCGACTGCGGCTCGACCCTAACGAGGACGGCACGTTTCCTAGTGGCTACATGCACCACCCGATGAGCTACGACGCCAATTATTTCCAGCAGCTAACCAGCGACAGCGTGGTGATGGAATACAAGGGCGGCGAGGAGGTGAGGCGCTACGGCAACAACGAGGGCAAGCGCGACGAAGCGCTCGATTGCGCTTATGGCAACCTCGCGGTGTTCATGTTGAGGCGCTGGAATTTTGACGCGCTCGAGGCGGATCTCGCGCAGACCCGGCCAGATGCGCCCGCGCAGGCCGCGCCGTCTGCGTGGTTTTCGGGAAAAGCGCCAGGCGGATGGAATTTGTAAAATAACTGTTGCGCGAATGTGAAACGTGCGCGATACATGGGCGCAATGAAAAAGCTCAACGCCAGTATCAACACCCGCGTCACTTCGGAGACTCGGGATAACTTAAAGAAAAAAGCGCAGAAGCGCAAAATCCGCCTGACCGACATCGCCCGCGAGGCGCTGGAAGAAAAGGCACAAAGCAAATAAACTATGAAATCCATCACAACAACCTGGACGGGCATCCGTCCGCTCATCATGTCGAATCCGCAGACCGTGGAGATCGCCAACCCATTCGCCGTAAACTCTCGGCGCGTCAACGGACTTCTCAAGGCAGCGCGCAAGAAAGGCGACGAAAACCGCATGGCTGAACTAGCCGACGAGCAAAAGCGCGGCGACTGGGAGGCATCTGCTTATTGGGACACGAAGGAAAAACGCTTCTTCCTTCCTGACACCTGCCTGCTCGCTTGCATTCGCAACGGCGCTGCCGCCGCTAAAAAGGGCAAGGACATCGACCGGGCTGTCATCATTACCGAGACAGAGGCAGTGATTGAGACGGAAATCAAACACAACAGCCTGGACGCCTACTATGCCGACGCAGACTTTCGTCTGGAATGTCCAGCCAAGGTGCCACCAAAGACAGGCGCGCTGATCTGGAAAGTGCGGTGCATGATGCCGACCGGATGGAAGATCAGCTTTGGAATCGAGTTTGACGAAAACATCGTCGCCGAGAAATCGCTGCGTGAGGCGCTGGAGTTGGCGGGCCGTCTTAGCGGCATTGGCGGATGGCGTCCGAAGTTTGGGCGCTTCCTTGTGTCCTAAATGGACAAGGCTATGACGAGCGACTCCAAATATGGCAGCGCGCGGAATAGCTTGGTCTGGCTCGGCGTGGCTAAGTCCACACACCGCGCATCCGAAAGGGTGCGCGGTAGTGGGCGGGGCAAGGCGCGGATGGGCACGGCTTGGCCCGGCGGTGCTCGGCAAGGCAAACACACAGCGGCTTTTCGGGGCCGTTGCAGTTTGCGCGGCTTGGCCTGGCAGGGCCTGGCTGGGCAAGGTTTGTCAGGGCTCGGCGTGGCACAATCATCCGGCTAATAACCGGACAGTTTTATGACAGACACAGAAAACCAAAAAGATAGTTCAGGCGAAGTCGTAAGGCTTCCGCTCTGGAAAAACGCACTCGACAAAATGCGCGAAACCGGCATCGGCTACGGTGTTGTGTTCGACGCCAAGTTTTTCGAGGATGAACTGAGATCAAAGCGCGACGAAATGAACTTCGGACTTGGCATGTCAGCCATCCGTCGAGAACTGGAAAAGGATGGATATTACATCACCGGACGAGGCCAGAAGGGCAATCAGTTCGTGATCGTTCCGCCTGAGTCCAACGCAAACGTGATGGGTAGTTACGCTCGACAGGCACTTGATGCGCTGAGTCGTGGATTCATCCTCGGCACAAATACGCGCCTTGATACTCTGGAAAAGCGCGACCGCGACCGCCACGAATCACTTCTTGCCAAAATGGCAACTCGGCTGGCTCTGATGAAGCTGCCAGTAGGCGAGGCACGAAAACTTTTGAAGTAGCGCAGACCGGCGCGGCACGGCGTGGCTAGGCATGGCGGGGCTCGGCATGGCGCGGCAAACACACTGCCGCCTTTCGAGGCGGTAGCAGTTTGCTTGGCGGGGCCTGGCGTGGCGTGGCTAGGCGTGGCACGGCATGGCGCGGCGCGGCAATCACAAGGGCGGCACTGGAAACGGTGCCGCCCTTAGCTTTGCTCATTCAAATCACACACGTTGACAATCTGACAGCATAAGGTAAAAGCAGAGCAATGGCACTTGCTCCGCTTACAATTTTCCCGCAGTCGATAACCAGCGGCGACACTACGCGACTGCTGCTCAGCTTCTCGCTTTGCCCTGCTACTACGTTTACGGCTGTGCTTGTGCTGAACCGCGCAGGCGTTGCGCCTGTCACCTCGACCGGCACCGCTAGCGGCAGCTCGTTTGCCTTCGTCATCACGGCCACACAGTCTGCCGCGATGGCAGCGGGACAATGGACATACGCGGTACGCTGCACCGAGATCGCAAGCGGCGACGTGACCAGCGGAGCGGATGGCGACTTTACGGTTCTGGCAAACTACGCCACGACTATCACCGCAAGCACGACACAGCTACAGCTCGACGCGGCGAATACGGCGCTGCTTACGTTGTTGGCGAATCCCGAGGTGTCAGTGTCGTTTAATGGTCAGTCATTCACGAAGGAGAATCAGTCGATGCTCCTCTCCACAATCCGCAACCTAGAGGCCAAGCTGGCTTCCGAGAAAGCCATTGCAGCAGGACTGCGAGGAGACGCTCCGACCCGTAGCATAAGGCCATATTTTACATGAGCAAAAGAACCGCAAAACTCAACGGCGCGCGCAACGGTCATTCTGTGCAGGTCGTGGACGAGCCAATCCGACAGCCTCGCGCATATACGCAGCTAATCGAGCAGCTCAAGAAAATCTCGCCTGACTGGCGACCGAATCGCATCGGTGTCGATGCCGAACTATATCGCAATCACTGGGAGCTGCGGGCGTTCTCGCGCAACCTCTGGCGGGAGAATCCTTTCATCATGGGCTACGGGCAGGAGCTGGCGGCGAACGTCATCGGGCCGACCGGCTACACGCTGCGGATGATGATCAAAGAGACTGAGGATCGCATTATCTACAGCGAGGAAGAAAAGGACGCGCTGCAACGCGCAGAAGCCAGGCGCAACGATGTGTTGCGCTTTACTGCCAGCAAGTCAGGCGCGAAGTTCAAGGCTGAGAAACTGATCCACACAATCAAAGGCAAGTCCTCGGTGAAAGTTGGCGAGCTTGACACCTTTGCGAATCAGCTAATCGAAAAGAAATGGGCCGAGTGGCAGCTGCGCGAAAACTGCACGGTGACAGGCAGAATAAACTACAACGAATCCCGACAGCTCCGACTGAAGTCATGCGCTCGGGACGGTGACCACTTTATCCGACTCATCCGCGACTCACGCTATCAGCCGTTCGGCTTTAAGATCCAGCACATCAACGCGGAGTGGTGTAACTACTACCTCAACGGACTGAATGAGAAGAACCAAAACCCGATCCGCTACGGCATCGAATACGATGAGAGCTTTGCCGCTCCGGTGCCTGTCGCCTACTGGTTCACCAAGGCAACGAGCGGACAGTGGGCCACGATGTCGCCTGTCAATTTCACGACTAACAGCACAGAAAACTCAATCCGTATCCCTGCTGAGGACATCATTCACTACGCGAAATTTGACGATGACGCAGACGTAACGCGGCCTGTGCCTTGGGCGACTCCGGTTATGTCGAGCGTGCGCCAGCTCGACAAGGCGATGGAAGCCGTGGTCGTAGCCATGCGCGTCGGCGCTTGCAGCAATGTCTTTTTCGAGACTGACCTCATCGGGCCAGACGGCAACACCGCAGCAGGCGCAGACCCTGAGATTATGAAGGGACTGTCGATGGAAATGAACCCCGGCGGCGCTCATGGACTGCCTCCCGGCGTTCGCGCAAAAGAGTTCAACCCTAACCAGCCAAACCCTAACACCGGACACGTTCGCAACGAGATACTGCGGAGCATCTGCGCTGGCTTGCCGGGCGCGCAGTTCTCGACTATCGGACAGAATTACGCAGAGATCAACTTCTCTGCCGGCAGACTTGAGCGGCTGACCATCACCGCGCAGTGGACAGTCCTGCAAGAGTTCGACATCGCGCTTGCAGAACGTCGCATCTTTAGCGAGTGGCTTAAGATGGCGCTGCTGATGAAGGCCGTGCCGCTGCCTGTCGAGAAGCACTTTAAGTTTAACGCGCCGAAATTTACTGGCAAGCGGTGGCCAGGTGTCGATCCGATCAAGGACGCGAACGCTAAGGCGCTCGACCTCGCAAACAAATTCACTTCGCCGCAACGCATCCACGACGAGCAAGGCACCGACCTAGAGCAGACCTGCATTGAGATCCAAGAAGCGTCGATGATCTACCAGCAATACGGCATTGAGTCTGACACAACCAAGGGGCCGATTGATGCAGAAACCGAAACAGAAACTGAGGACGGAGCTGTAACAGTGGCGGCAGAAAACGAGCAAGGCATGGAAACAAAAGAACTGACTGAAATTCTCGGCGTTGCTGTTCGCGCTGGCATTGTCACGCCGTCGCGGGAAGTCGAAGCCGCGATGCGCGCAAAGCTTGAGCTGCCGGAAATGAGTGCTGACGTAGTCGCTGCGTGGACGGCTGATGGCGGTGTTCGTAGGCCGATCACGTTGAGCAGTATCAAGGGCGGCGAATCAGAAACGGCTGAGACGATAGATGGCGGCGAAGATAGCACTCCTGAATGAAGCCACCCGACTACATCATCAACGCAGCCAAGCGTGGACTTGAGCTACTCGCCGAGGGCTTCGGCGGCGACGGACTCACCGAAGGCACGAAGGACGCTGCGCGACGCATGGCAGGCGGTGAGGTGAGCGACGACAAGATCATCAAGGCAAACGCATGGGGGGCGCGTCACGCGGTGGATCTCGACGCAGGCAAAAATAGCAACCCAGACGACAAGGAATGGCCGGGCGCCGGCGCAGTGGCGCATTACCTCTGGGGCATCAACCCGCTCGATCCATCACCTGCTCGGGAATGGTTTGAGCGACAGGCCGAAAAAATTCAAAACCCAAACGACTCAATGAAAAACTGGTTCACCATCACTAACAAATCCGAACTATCTGCTGATGTCACCATCTACGAGGAGATCGGCAGCTACGGCATCACGGCCAAGGCGTTTCTTGACCAGATCAAGAACGTCGGCAAGCGCAAGATCACGCTCCGCATCAACTCACCCGGCGGCGAGGTGTTCGACGGATTGGCAATCTACAACCGACTCCGCGAACACAAGGGCGGCGTGGAGGTAAGGATCGACGGCATCGCCGCTAGTATGGCGAGCGTTATCGCAATGGCTGGTGCGCCTGTGAGCATGGCAGAAAACGCGCTGCTGATGGTGCATAATCCGAGTGGCCTATGCGCTGGTAATAGCGGCGACATGCGCGAGCTGGCAGACATGCTGGACAAGGTGCGCGGCTCACTCACTTCTGCCTACGAGCGCAAGACAGGCAAGACTACTGAGGAAATCGGCGCGATGATGGACGCGGAAACATGGATGACAGCACAGGAGGCACTGGCGGCTGGGTTCATTGACGAAATAACTGGAGAACTCAAGATGGCAGCAAGCGTAGGCAAGCTGTCTGTGACAGGCAAACTAGCTGACAGAGAAAAATCATTTGACACACACAAACAACACACATACACAAACACCATGACCGATCCTAAAATGCCGATGGAAACCAAAAACATGCCAGAAGAAGCCAGTCCTAAGCCTATGGGCGCAGACGACATTGAGCTGGCCATTACGCTGCTCCGCGAAGCTGGCTACATCGTCACCCTTCCCGAAATTGAAGAGGCCGAGGAGGTCGCACCTGATGAGGCCGCAACTGCTTCTAGCCTTGTTACTATCACCGCCAACGCTGACGACCTTCGCTCAGAGGGCGCAGTGAACGAACGCAAGCGCATCGCTAATATCCGCGCTTGGGCTGCGGTAGTTGCTAAGGCGCACAAGTTCGACCTCAACAAGCCTGTCGAAGACTTCATCGCCAGCGGCAAAACGCTGACGGAGTTTAAGGAACACATCATAACAAACTCCTTCCGCGCTGAAAGCCTCTCGACTGACACCGACACCAGCGGCGCGCAAGGCAACACGATGACGCGTGAGTCATTCACCAAACTTTCGCCCTATAACCAGAGCGAGTTCTGCAAAAAAGGCGGACGAATCACCGAATAATCCAACCCAGTAAAATCACCACCAACTACTCAAAATAAACCACTACTCATATGGCTGCTCCTTCTAACAACAACACGCTCACCAACCTGATCCCCGATGCCTACGCCGCGCTTGACGTGGTGAGCCGGGAACTCACTGGCTTCATCCCTTCCGTTGCTCGAGATTCTCGCGCAGACATGGTTGCGGTCGGCCAGACCCTCCGATCCATCGTTGCTCCGGTCAACTCCTCTGGTGCTGACATCGTGCCAGCAATGGCTATTCCGTCCGCGCTCAACCAGAGCATCGGCAACAAGTCGCTGACGATCACAAAGTCCCGCCTGTATGGGTTCTCTTGGTCTGGCGAAGACATCATGGCTGTCGATAAAGGCCCCGGCTACCTGACCATCCAGCAGGATCAGATCGCCCAGGCTCTCCGCACTGCGGTCAACGAGATCGAGGCCGACATTGCCGCTGCCGCCTCTGCTGGTGCGTCCCGCGCTTTCGGTGCAACGGCAGACACTGCTCCGCTTATCAGCGACTTCTCGCAAGCTAAGAAAATCCTTGATGACAACGGCGCACCCGGCACTGACCGTCACGCTATTCTGTCCACTGCTGGCGGCGTAGCTGTTCGCGGGTTCTCTAACTTGTTCAAGGTCAACGAAGGTGGCGACACCACCCTCTTGCGTCAAGGACAGCTCGGTGACCTTTACGGCTTCGCGCTACGCGAGTCCGCACAGGTAGTCCGTCCTACCGCTGGCGCAATGGCTTCAGCCACCTCGACCAGCGCGGCCTTCACGGTTGGTCAGACCGCGATTCCTCTCGCAACCGCTGGGACTGGAGTTGTTGCCGCTGGCGACATCATCACCTTCGCGAACGACACCAATAAATACGTTGTCGCGAGTGTTTCCTTCGCTGGCGCTAACCCGGCGAGCGGTGACACCATCACGCTAGCCGCTCCCGGCCTTCGCATCGCTCAGGGCGCTGCCACCCGTGCAATCACTGTGTTCGGCACTAGCTCGCGCAACTGCGCGTTTTCCCGCAACGCCATTGTCCTTGCCACTCGTCTGCCGGCCATCCCGCCGCAGGGTGACATGGCCATCGACCGTCAGGTGATCACCGACCCGCGCACCGGACTGAGCTTTGAGCTTGCGATGTATCCCGGCTACCGGATGAACACCTACCACGTCTCCATTGCTTGGGGCATCACGGTGATAAAACCCGAGCATCTCGCCATCATCATCGGCGGCGTCTAGTAGCAACACCTAAACCACTACAAAGCGCCCGGCTCGGATAACGGGTCGGGCGCTTTTGTTGCATGTCATCACGTATCACAGCAGCTTGGGAGCGACTCTACAGCGCGCAGACCCGCACGCTTGCAGACACCGCGACGGGTGACCTAGGCACTCGGCAAGCGACTGTCGGCACCGTCACAGGCAACTGTGTCCTCGGTGTTGCTGCGTTATCGGACGAGCTACAGATCGACGGCTTCGCGCAAGGCGGCGACTATGCGTTCACAATGCTCGCCAGCGCGTTTGATGTGCTGCCTGTGGCGCAATGCTCGGTGACGCTTCCGAACATCGCTGCTGCGCTTGTTATGCAGGGTTTCGATCTCAACAACGGGATCTATCTTTTCACCGCAATAGACCCGTCCAAACGATGAGCAACCCGACCCTCGAAAGCCTAGTTGAATCCGCTTACTCTGCCGCGCTGCGAACTAACCAGACCGAGCTTGCGGACATCCGCATCAACCTTGCGAGCAGCGGCATCAACCAGACCACTACAGCAGCAGATGACAACAGCGGACGAGCGGAAACCACGCTGCCTATTCCATGCATCCGCCTACGCGCCGAGGCGACAAGCCAGACCATCGGATCGGCTAACACGCCGAAATGGGCGGTGCTGCTAGAGGTCGAAGTGGAGCAGAAGGCCAACGTCGGAGAAGGTGACGGGCCAACCTTAGATAACCTTTACAGCCTAGCAACTCGACCTTTCTACTACGGCTCGCCAACGCTCGCTGCTACGCTTGAGACAGGCAACGCCGCGCTCCGCGTCCACGGAGTAAGCAAACGAGGCGAGGCGCTGCAACAAGAGCAGCTAGAGGCCACGCTCGTGCGCCGCAGCACTGTCACCATTCATTGCGCGCCTGTCACAATCTCCTAGAAACTTATCTTGCATTTAGTCAAAACACCTTTTATATCTAAAACATATGGCCTCACTCACTACTCCTGCCGCCAATTCTATCCTGCCATCTAGCACCGCGGTGGTGCAGGTCTTTACGGCAGGCGGCACTATCACTATTGGCAAGCCAGTATACAACAGCACTGGCTCCACGGTCATCGAAGCTAATGCTGACTCCACAGGAAGCGCCGCAGTAGCTACGGCCATCGGCGTTGCGCTTAACTCCTGCGCGAGCGGGCAGAGGGTCATGGTCTGTCTAGCTGACACCAACTTTACCCACGGCTTTACGGCCAGCGAGATCACGCCTGGCGCATTCGTTTACCTTGATGACAACGTCGGCGCTTACACGGTCACCGCAAGCGACCTTACCGCAGGCGACTTCATCACATATATCGGTCAAATCAACAACCCAGAAACAACCATGAATCTCGCGCCAAAAGCGCCGATCCTCTCCGCTTAATTATATGCCTGTAACACTTGTCGGAACTACTGGTCCAGCCTTTGCTCTCCCTGCTGCTGAACTTAACGTTGATGTCGAGAGCGCGACTGTGGATATTTCGCCGCAGTTCATCAAAGAGAAAACATCCTTCGATGGCATCGTCAACAACGTCGCCTACGGGCCGATGGAAATGAGCTTGAGCCTGAGCGGCGCGACTAAGACCAAAGGCGTGGCCGGACCTTACACTGGCTCACTTCTTCTTTCTGTGCTTGGCACTGCGTTTTCCCCACAAGCAACGTATTCCACGCTTGTCAACACTCCGACCGGAACTAACATCACTGGCATCTTTGGCGCTCCGACCACCGGACTTTATTTGGAAAAAGCGAGCATCAGATACGGCGAAGGCGAATACGTTAGCTTCTCGGTCGACTACAAAGCTCGCGCCGGAGTCACCTAACCAACTAACTAACGGAGCGGGAACCGTAAAAACCGCATAGACAATGACGACAGAAACACTACCGCAGAAGCAGGTTTTCCACTGCGACAATCTCACCCTAGCCATCGCGCTTTCCGCTCTTGGCTGTCAGTTTGCCAACGAGAACGGCGTTGCCATTAAAGGACTGAACAAATACACAATGGCGTTCATCCGCTCGCACGCGCTAGCAGAAAAGACTAAAGGCATGAGCCATGAGGATGCGGTGCGCTACTTATGGCGAAACGGTCAGCCAGGCAACATCGTTTATTGTTTCGAGCGGTCTGCTGTTCTGACCGCTGTCTGCGAAGGCTGGGACGAGCAAGGTGGGGCGGTGGATGAGGATAACGAGATCGCTGCCGATCCAAAGGACGCAGGCCGCATTGCTCGCAGGCTAGCGCAGACCCGCACACAGTTCATCGGGGACAAAGCGACAGTGCCGCACTGGCGAGCGCGAGACGCCAAAGGTAACCTGTTCGTGCCGGCCATTGCTCACACTACCGGGACGAGCAGCAGCGAAGCCACAGGCGACAAGGCGAGCCGCACCGTCATTCGTGATGCGCGCATGAAAGCCGTCGAGGTATAATTTATGGAAACAGAAACACCCGCAGTTAATATCGAAGCATCCGCAGACCTTGGCGTGGTGCATTACTTCAAAGGCAAAAAGCTAGAACCATTCAGCTTCGCTCGACAGTCTGCTTTCCAGCGGCTTCGCGTCGGCGGCGAGTCAACTATTGAGTCGGCTGGCATGCTTGTTTTCTTGTGCTTGCAAAAGCCAGAACGCATTGACCGAGCGCGAGGCGACGAAGGGTGCGCGCAGTTCCGTCTCAGTCTCGCAGCATGGGCAGACGAGCAGAAAATCGGCATCAGCTACACCGACGACAGCGGTGTCCTGCATGGCAGTAAGGCAGGCAGCGAAGTGCAGGCCATCGCTAACGCTATCTGGATCGAAATTGCAGAGGCTGAAAGCGAGCCTGATCTTAAAGATGAGACAGGAACAGAAAGCCCAAACGGATGACGCCGGGATGGGAGGCGTCCTACGTCGCCAAAATCTCGGCAGTCCTCAGCGGATCTCTCACGCCTCATCAAATCCGATGGGAGCTATCTGTAGCAGACGGTATGCGCTTTGTGACCTGCTGGTGGAATCACTTCTTTGAGCGAGCTATCGGCGGCACGGTCTTTCACGGTGTCGATTGTCGCCGCATTAGGAGCAAAGGCGATGAAGAAAGCGGGGAAACAGTATGAACGTAAGCATCAAATGTGATCTAAGCCAGTTCACCGCGCAGATGCAGCTGAATAGAACTCTTTCAAAAAAGACTGGAGCAGAGTTTTTGAACAAGCGCAGCGTGCAGGTTTTGATTGGATCGAAAGGCTATCAAGGAGCGGTCAGCACGACAAAGAAAACAACGACTGCACAAATCAGAAAAGACCTTGGGAAAAAATACGGTGTTGGAACGCAGGAGATGCAGACTAAGGGAAAGAACAAGGGCAAGCTCAAAAAAAAGATAACGTGGATTCAAAAGCCAAGGCCGCTTTTAGTCCTGCTCGCAGGCAAGGCGCTGAGAAAACAAGGAATCAAAAACACGCCGTCAAACATGCGTGCCATGATGCTGAGGATTTTCAAAGCCCGCGATGCGTCGAGGGCTTACCTAGCAGCAGGATGGCTGGCCGCAGTCCGTGAAATGGGACACACGCAGCGGAGCGACAACAACCGAAGTCTTCGTCCGGTAGGCACGTCGCGTGGTCGTATCGGATATGGAACGCTTGCAACGGAAGGCAACCTGCGGTTTGCTGCCTACAATAACGCAGTTTCCAAAGGGCCACAGGATAACCCAGCACGCCGCGAGGCTATCGTCACTGCTGGGCTAAACCTAGCGATCCAAAATCAAATCGCAGACATGAAGCAGTATCTGCAAAGAGAGATGGAGAAAACGCTGCGAAAAAATTCCGACGCCAAGGTAAAATAAAGCTTTCCACATCATGCAAACCGTTTTATACATGCCAAATGAAAGTTGCACTCCTCTCCGAAACCAGCAACGCCAAGGCGTTTCTGGTGGACGATGCGTGGTGCGCGCAGGAGAAGCTCAACGGCGAGCGGATGCTGGTGAAGAAGTCCGGGGCAGTGGTGACCGCGCACAATCGGCAGGGCGAGGCAAGGGCGCTGCCGGACACGGTGGCGGCGGTAGCGCTGACGAGCGGTCTGGACTTCCTGTTGGACGGCGAGTGGATCGCGGACGAGTTCGTAGCGTTCGACATTATTTCAATCAACGGCGCGGATGTGACGGCGCTCCCGCAGGCGGCTCGCTTCGCGGCGCTGGCCGAAGTGTCGCCCTTTCGGCTGGTGCGTCAGGCGCTGGCCGAGGACAAGCACTCGCTGCTGGAGTCTGTGCGAGCGGAGAGGGGCGAGGGGCTGGTCTTCAAACTGCGCGATGCAGCTTATCTCAACGGGCGCACGGAGGTTGGGGTGAAATTCAAGTTTTTGAAAAGCGCGAGCTTTCTTGTGACGGATCTCGACATAGCGAAAGGCACGGTCGGACTCGGCTGCTTTGGTCGCTGCTCGTTTCCTTTTGCCGGCGCCTGGCCGAAAGTCGGAGACATCGTGGAAGTCCGCTACCTGCTACTGACGAAAAACGGAAAGCTATCGCAGCCTGCGTTTCTTGGCGTTCGCAGCGACCTCACAGCAGCGGATGTAGCGGCACAGGTTATCGCGTAGCGGACGCGGTAGGAGAGGAGGCCGCGTAATGGCTATTCTCTTTGAGACAGAACTAGACGACACCCAGTTCCAAGCTGGGCTGAAAAACATGGAGAAAGGCGGGAAGCGCGTGGAGGGATCACTGGTTGGCAGCTTCTCTAGTATGGCCAAGGGCATCGGCGCTAGCATGGCAGCGGCGTTCACTGTAGGCTCTGTAGTCAGTGCAGGTAAGGCTATTTTAGATTTCGGTGGTCAGCTAGCCGACCAAGCCGAAGCACTCGGAATTAACACTGAGGTTTTACAGGGTTACCAAGGGGCAATGGCTGGCTCTGGTGTAAGTGCTGAGAAGTTCACAAAGGGTATGGCTACCCTTATCTCGTCTATTCAGCAGGCTAAAGAGGACACCGGAACAGCACGAGCTAGTTTTGACGCTTTAGGTATCTCGTTTGAAAGCATAGCCAATGACTCGCCAGATAAGATACTTCTAAAAATTGCAGACAGTCTTAAAAACGCGACCGACCCAGCAGCAGCATACGCTGCTGCGCTTGAATTAGTTGGGAAAAATCAAATCAACTTTGTTGCCGCGCTAAAGGGTGGAAGCAAAGATTTTGCGGAAAATGCTTCTAAGATCAAAATCCTGTCAGCCGAAGAGGTCAAAGCTATTGATGACATTGGAAATGCGTGGGACACCGCCGTCCTTAAAGCAAAAGCATACGCAGCACAGGCGCTGCTTGCACTAGCGAAGCCCAAGGGGATAGAAGAGCAAGCCGGAACTTCAACTGTCTACAATCCTTCTATACAGGGCGGAGCTATGATGGGAAGGCCATCGAGCTACACGCCACCAGCGGAAAAGCCAGAATACTTCGGGCCAGAAAACCCGACAAAGTATAACGAAGAGGGGATTGAGATTTTTCCAAATACATCAATTGCTGACCCAAAAGAAGCAAAACTAATTGCAGATCGTTTTGCTGCTGAAGCGAAGGCGGGATTAGACCTAATGACCAACGAGAGGGTTAACGCGGAAAAGGTTGATGATTATCAGGCTGATCTTGACGCGGCCAGAACAGCAAAGCAAAAACAAGACCTTAAAGAGTTCTATGCGGAAGAGGAAGCGTATGAAATGGAAAAGCATCAAACTATTGTTGCTTACGAAAAAAAAAGAGCAGATGAAAAGAAAAAAGAGGCAGGCCAAGCCGGCGTTGAGCTTGCTGCGAAAACACTAGAGATGGCGCAAGAGGACACAGCGTTAGCAGAAAAAAGAACAAATGACGCGAGAACCAGTCTTCGTAATGCGCTTATGGGAAACCCTGATCGCGAGCTAACTAGGCAGGAAAAGCAGGTCAATAGGTTAATGGATAGGGCTGAGAATCCCAAGTTTGAAAAGGAAGGATTAAAAATAGGCAAAGTAGGAGGCAAAGGTGTTCTTGATAAGAAACCGCCAGAGTCACTGTCAACTAAGCGCGGCGTTGGAAAAGCTCTAAAGGAGCTTCAAGACTCAAAAGCAAGGGAGCTTGATGCGAAAAAGCAGGAGGAGCTAGCAAAAGAACAGCAGAAAGACATGGTAGAAGCTCTGAAGAAAATCGAAAAAGGGATCAACGGAAACTAACCTATGCCAGCGCCAACAGTAATTTACAAACCCAGCAGCGGACCAGGCTACGATTTCGAGGACAAGGTTTTACCAGTAGCAAGCAAAAGCGACTGGGGCATTGACACGCTGACGCGGGAACTCACTGGCGCGCAGCCGGGACTTATTGCCTACATCAACTCGCTCAACGTAGGAGACACGACTAGCTACAACGGACAGACTTTTTACTTGCAAAGCTGGAGCGACGATAAGGATCATACTTACCCAACCGTCACGCTAAACTACAAAGGACTGTTCGACGGAATCCCTGAGCCGATCATCAGCTTCACGACGCAGAATCAGATCATAACTAAAGTTACGACAACTAACTACGGTGACATCACGCAAATTTATAGCTACACCACGCGAACAACTACAACCAGATACATCTCTATAGCGCCGCCTTCGTCTGCGACCTACGGGAAACCAGCCGCTGGATTCAAGCCGACAATCTATAAAATTGAATATAGAACCGCGACTGGCGCGATATTTCAAAAGTCACCTTCTGTGATGAGGTCTTTGAAGAAGTTCTATTTTAGAGAGCCTACTGAGACAGAAAATACAACGACAACAAGCTGCAACCAGATTGTAGCAGGCGAAGACCTCTACGAATGTCAGGACGTTGTCACTATCCGATTCAGAGAGGAGTAAAATGGACGTTCCAAATATTCCGTCAGTCAATCTGAAGACGAGCTACCTAGACCTCAAAGACATCATTGAGGAGACGCGTAAGACTGTCCAAGAGTCACATCTAGTTGACTCCGACACCGCCCGCATCGTTGACAATCCCGGCGGGACAAGGAGCATTGTGGTTCTCGGGACTGAGATCAATCAAAGCGGGAAAGAGGTTTTAGTCATCAACCCGATTGACTTCATAAACTACCCATCAGGCAACACGACAGAAATAAGTGCGGCAGTGAATTGGCCAGACGGCACAGCATGCGCTGTCGATATTGGAGCGCAAACAGCTGACATCGCTTTCGTCGGCTATCGCGTCTATGGCGGCAACATATATCTGCGCTGGGTAAGCTTTTACGGCTCTGGCAATCCCCTCAACGGATCGCCCGTCACCATCACCGCTTTTCTCTAGTTGACTTTCAAGCCTTAAAAACTAGACTCCGCACATGGCCAACGAATACACCGCCTCCGTCCGCTTCGACTTCCTAAAATCACTGGCTCAGGTGTCCGTTGTGCCATCGACAGAAAAGACCATCACAGGCTCTCAGTGTAGCGACTTGACGCAAAGCATCGGCACCAGCTACGAAGCGCTGGTCTTTGGAGAAGTCGGCACCAACCCTGGCGTGTTTATGCTGCAAAACCTTGACGTCACCAACTACGTCGAGGTGTCGAGCGACGGCGGCTCAACCTATTGCATCAGACTCGCACCGGGATCCGCGACCGTAGGAGGCGGCATCGCTCTCATACCAAACAACGCGCTGACAACGTGGGGCGCTCGCGCCAATACAGCAGCCTGCATCGTCACCGTCCGCGCCGTCTCACCCTAATACCCATGCCATCCGCCGGCCAGATCAGCTTCGTCTACGACCAAACGCGGATGCGGTGGATGACCTCGCTTACGAGCGGTCGTTTCCAGCTACCGCTGAAACTCACCGAAGGCAACACGATTGACTTCGTTTTCCGCTTATCAAACAACGGCGTGCTGTTCACGCCTGCGCTTACTCCGGTGTGGATATTCGGCATCAAAGACGCGGACGATCCGAACGGCGACTTCTTGATCCAAGTGAACAGCGCGACCGAAGCCTCTGGCGTCTTCACTTTTGTTGTCGAGCTTGCCAGCTCGGAGCTGCAAACGTGGCTTGCAACGGCAACCTCGCAGAGCTACGCGGCCATCCAGATCACCGACAGCGCAAACGACATCGCTACTGGGCCGCTGCTTTGTCAGATCGAGCCAAACCAGAACGACACCGGCACAACGCCAACCAGCGCCAATGGCACGCTCAACGTGACAGCAGGCAAGACAGTCACCTTCCCGCAAAGTCTCACCTTCCCCAGCGCACTCGGCACAAATGGCTTCCAGCTTGCCACAGACGGCGCTGGCACACTCACATGGACGGCGGCAGGCGGAGTAACAGACGGCGACAAAGGAGAGATCACGGTAAGCGCAAGCGGTGCGACTTGGACTATCGACAACGATGTAGTGACGCTG